ACTTCGTTCGCTGTTCCGCACATCAGCTGCCGCTCATGTGCTCACTTAAACATGCACTACACCTCACTACGTTCGGCTCGCTCTACTGTGCTTCGCTCCGCGCATTTCTGTACAGAACAGCAATCATAACCTTGCTCACTTCGATAGGTACACTACACCTCACTACGTTCGGTTCACTTACTATGGAATAAATAAAAAAACAGCATTTAAGCAGAGCTTTCACCCTGCAATAAATGCTGTTACACATAATTAAATATACTTATTATCTGTTAAAAGATTCATGATAACGTTAGCTAATCTTTTAGCTCCTTCACCATTTGGGTGGATGTAAATATCGTCATCATTTTTCAAGAATAATGTCTTATTAATATCACATACACCCATGTTTTCATATGCACTAATAGAAGGTACGCCATATAGACTTGCAATTTCGCATAATTTTTTAGAATAGTCTAACGTTGTTAAACCTATATTGTTTTTAGTTTTTTCGGTAAAACTATCCATATATCCAAAACTTGTACCAACACAGTAAATGCACGCAGATGGATATTTATTAATGATATTTTTAAACATAGCATGACACCCACCAGTGAAATTAGTTACGTCATTTTCATCACCGTCTATAGCAACATTTTGTGCCCAATCGTTCATACCACCCATTATAATTAGAAAAGATAAATTTGGGAGTGTGTTAATTCTTTCCATATTACACATGCTTGATGAATTATTACCGCTTATTTTACTACCGTCAATGCCGTAGTTTTCTGTGCTACAATGTAATTCACGTCTTAAATATTGCTGCCAGTTGTTAGCATGTGTAATACTATCACCATACGTTATTATGGTTTCACCGATGAATTTATTTGAAGCGTAATTGCTTAGTGTAGTCCAATTATTTTCATCTACCCTAATGTAATTAGTTTTAGTGTTAATGTGATAAAACATATAAAAATTGTTTGAACTTGAAAAAGTGTTTTTATATACCAACAAAAGACCAAAACCTGTTGTAACAGGTAAATTACTACCAGTAATATTAATTACTGGATACCACCCACTTTTCAATGTTGATAATTCAGCTTCACCGTTATACGTTAATCTTGAATTGAACAATGTTTCAGTATTAATGTAATTGCTTAGTGTAGTCCAATTATTTTCATCTACTTTGACGTAATTAGTTTTAATGCTAGCATCTAAATAGACAAAATAGTTATTGGTTACACCTGCTACATGTGGATAAGCAATAAGCAACCCAAAAACACTGTCAGTTGGTAAATTTGTTTTAGGTGTAGATTTAACAACAGGATACCAACCTGGTTTTAATTCTGATAAAGGTGTTGTACCGTCGTATATGTTGAACGATAATAAAGCTGAGTTAAATTTATCTCCTACGATTTTAGCGTCAGCGCCTGCACCACTAATTGTTAGCGTTTTATCAATAACAGGTGTTGTTGGTGTGATATTTTTAGACAGCCATTCAGCTATCAAATTAGGTAGTAAAGGGGCAATTAAGTTGGTTAATTCACCACTTGAAGCCATAGTATCCAGTTTATTATTAATTTCCTCTTGCACATCAAGTGTACTAAAGTAGTCATTAACATAACTCTGCAATTTCTTATATGCTTCATGTAAACCAGTTACATCACTCTCAAGCACACCCACATCTTCCATAGTCTTATTCAGATAATCGACCACTTTACACAACAACTCATAATAACTAAGGCTATCATCATACACCAACGGCAACACCTTTTGACACCAAAATCGAAACGGTTGTAAGTCCGTATAATTCCCCAAAGTAGGCGTAAAATCAGCAGGGTCTTTTTTCACAATACCTCTTTTACTCATAGTTTTTATCTCCTTTCATTACCATAAACCAAAAAATAACTCTTCGAATTCATTAATAACTTTCATGTCAATGTTCAGCATAGTTTCCCTAAACTCATTCAACATTTTACTGTAGCTACTACCGCCAACCTTACCTGCGACTTTCTCCGTGTAATCTTCCGTACTATTAACACTCTCTGTATAATCAGTACCGCTCTTACTCGTAACACTACTGTTAGAACTACCTTCACTAGTATTCTTCCTAGCACTCGTTAAGTAACTTTCACTTTCAAGACCATCCAAACCACCCTGCGGTGTATCACTATACAGTTCTCTATCAGTAACATTATTACTTGAACTTCCGCTACTATTTTCACTCACATCAGTGCTACTTGTTTTCCCGTCAATACCAGTTCTTTTATGAGTTCTCTCTACACTGTAATCTTTTAAAGGGTCAAATTCAAGTAAAGCGCTCTTGTAAAGCTGATTGTAATAAGGCATGATTTCCTCAAGTTTTGTGTTCAACCACAGTTTCCATACGCCCACAGTTTCAGAACCAATCTCACGCAAATAGTAATGCTTTAAAATCTTCTTACATAAAACGCTTCTGTATGTTTCATCAAAGAAAGTACAGTTAGTTGTAAAAATCTTGTTCCAACTCTTTTCAAGTACTTCATCCACGTTGTCGCAACCTTTGCTTTCGGTTAGTCCCGACTTACTCTCGCATATAAAACGCACTTCTGTTGTGTATTTACTCACTAGCATCACCACCCATCGTATCATCACTTGGCATATCTAAATCAATATCTTGATAATCTTTTCTGTAATCAACTTCAATATTTAAGCCGAACATCTCATTGATTTTTTCAACAGCCTGTTTTCTGCACTCAAGCCTACTATATCTTGAACTTATTGTACTACCTTGTGAACTTGACACTTCATCTGTGATAAGCCTTTCTTGTTTGTTAATGTTCAAGTTACTGATGCCAAGATATGTTAACGCTTCATTCCATATTTGATTCTTTAACTGATATAACTTATCCGCCACGTAAGGCGCTTGCGTACTTACCACCTTAACCCCATTTATATCAATATTATTATCAGCAAAGATAACAGGTGTATTGCCATCATATTGCATATACAGATTCTTCATTGACATTCTTTGTTTTTCGTTGCACTGAATTAGTAAAGGTGTTTTTTGTGCTTTTGCATTAACATCAACACTCCTGTCTAAGTCCCACAATCGTTTAGCGTATAACTGAATATCTGTTACGCTGTTTGTTCTAAGATAATTATTCCATATGATAACACTGTCTTTATCATTTAGAACTTTTTGATAATTGTTATAACAGGAATAAGCGCGTCTTGTGATAGGGTTACCATACACGTCGAAATTACCTTGCTGAATACAGTCAAGACATAATTCGCCTAGCACATCATCTTTAAAGAATACAACGCTACCAGTTTCGAATAGCCTTAACTCAATATAACGAGGGTCTACCGTGTTAGGTAAATTTTTCCACGCGAACATAGACATGGATAACTCCATCAACCGTCTTAAATATTGCATATACGTTAAAGTATTTGTAGCTGCGCTATCTTCAAAGTTTGTTCTTTTTCTTCTACCCATTGTTCTCACCTCTCTTTATACTGGACTGTTATCTAACGAATAATCACCGATTTCATCACCTTTTTTCCAAAATGTGATACCATTGTCATAAATACTACACAGTTTTTTCATATCATCCGCAGGTACACTTCCTGTCAAGCAACACCCAACCGTTTTCACGTAGTTCCAATGCGGTCGACTGCTAAAGTTTGGATGTTTAACTCTTTTAACAGCGTAACCATACATATTAAAATAATCATCAATCATTTTAGCGTATTCACTTGTAATACTGCATCTACCACCGTAAAAATTCTTAGTACCGTTTGCTATTTCTACAGATCCGCTGAAAACATTACCTCTAGTAATATCTGCTTTAATACTAGCTTGATAACCTTGCATTAATAAATTACCGGCATGATTCATGTTATTTGAAGCTTCTGATAAAGGTATCATACCACCTAAGCCTACCCCAAGACTTAAACCGCCAGTGATTGCTGTTGTTGTTATAGGTAAGCTGTTTTGTGCTAGCCACGCTCTAAAAGCGTCTGTGCTCCAACTGCATAACGGATAATCGGATAACGTTAACATTTCTGTTGTTAACGGTACATCTTTACACCCTTTATAATACATTGGTTTAATAGCAACTTGCACAGGGTATGAAATAGGTACATCAATATTAAATTGTGGCAATAAATCGTCAAATAATTCATATCTATAAACAGCACTTTTATTTCCTGCATTTACACTGTAAAAGTTATACGGATATGTGTACAATTTTTTACATTTTGGTTTGTAACCGTCTAAAGTTAAATTTTCTGTTAATTTCGCTACACTTACAATAGTATTGTAACACGATTGTGATTTAATAACATTTACACCTTCACCTTTAGGAATTGAACTTCCGACAGCAATAACAGGACACATATACATCGCAACGATGGCTTCAGGCTTTTGTGCGTATTGATTTAAGAAATTTGTTATAGTTTCTGTATCATCCGAATTAAAAGCATGTAAACTACATCCACCGTAAATACCGTCATATAAATTCCCGTTTGGTGAACCGCTTGTGTCGTTAACCATAATAATAACAGCTAAAGGTTTAATAACCTGTAGTAATGAGCCAAAATCGTTGAAAACATATTCACCAGTATCAATGTTTTCAGGCTCATAGTGCTCGCCGATTTGGTCTGATACTGGATGTTCTCTCTCTACAAAACACTTATCAACATTATGAACAAAAAACCATGTCTGCATTACGTCAATTTCAAAAGTAACGTTTGTGCAATTATCATTTACATACTCAATACTTGTAATAAAAGCATAAAACCATTTACTACCATAAGCTGTGTTTCTAAACATCATATAATTACAGTCATAAATATCGTCTGCCTTTACATCCATTCTTGCCACGCCTTTATTCACCCTTAAATAGGATTGGTTGCTAAAGCTTTTTTTCACGTATTTTGAAAAGTAATTGTATTGTTCTGTATCAGTATTAAAATATATTGTATGCTCATATGTGTTATCAAGTGGTACGTTATGCAATAATTTTATATCAGAATTAGGGTTGATATACATTTTTTCTCCTTTTATTAAAATAGGGCACTATCATAGCACCCTATTTTTAATATTACACCTGCTTTGTTAATTCAATAGCTGTGTCCACTGTAGTTGCGCCTGTTACATTTGTCTTAGTTGCCTTGTACTTAACACCATTGATTTCTGCTTCAAGCGTAATCTCTGTAGCAAGCTGTGACTTTGGAATCATAAGCACACCATATTTCTGCATTGCAATGCCTGCGCTTGTCATAGCTTCTGTCTGAATGAAGTTTACATTCTGAGCTTCAAGTCCTGCATTCTCAAATTTCGGAGAAAGAGCGAATACTGTCGCGTAATCTGCCTCGTCCTTTGTATCAACATGTACTGTAATAGTTGCCGGCGCTTCAATGCTTGCGTTACTTGTTACAAATACAACCGCATTCGCGAACGGTGAACTTGAAACTGTTTTCCATGTGTGATAGAAATAATTCCAGTACATGCCACTTGCTACATATTTTTCTGTGAACTTGTTGTTGTTATCATAAACCTGAAACCAATTTTCATCACAGATAACAGCTTTTACATTTGCAAGCAAAGCAAGTTCTTCTGCTGTTACTTCTTCAATTCCTGTTGAATTAGTTCTGATAACTTCAAATCTGTCGTTGTCAAAGCTTGTCCAATCATCAATGATATGCAGTCTTCCCATGAAATCAGCCTTTTCCATGTTAAATGCACTTGCAAGAACATTTACATCAAACTGAGCATTGAAAGTAGCATCCATGAAGATAATCTGTCTTTCTTTCGGTGTGTTTGTTTTAACACCTGCAATATTATTGTCTGCACTGATAAACGGTAATAAGTTAGATGTGGCTCTAAACTGAACAGCTCCTTCTTTCAAGTCTGTTCCGTCGCCGATTGCTTTCGGTTTCATCTGACCATGTGCGATAGCCTTAATAAGCAAGTACTTAAAGAGCAGGAATTCATCATACTCGGCTGCGGTGTATACGCTGTCTACAATTTTAGCAATTAATGACTGTACACCATCCATAGAAAGAAACGCCTGTTTTAAATCTTCATCCTGAATTGTTACTGGATACATCACTCGCCAGTTCATTGTATGGAAAGCTGTACGCACATCAGGGAATGTTCTTTTAAATTCTCTTGCGCTTGCTTTTTCTGCTGAAAATTCCACAGCATTCGCGATAGAAACAAAAATATCTTCCACTGTTTCACCGAATTCAAGATACCCCTTTTTAAGCTGTGAATAAGGGTTGTTAAATGTTGCGCTCTGCATGCGCACTGTAGCAATACGATTAACCAGTGCGTTCAAAAACTGGTTAGCGAATGCCGGTGTCCCATAAATAATCTCCCCGACTTTAGGAATGTCTTCTGTTGTTGACACTTCAGGGACACTCTGCTGATAATCATATGATGCGTTCTGTCTAATAACGTTCATAATGTCAATCGTTGAAGCATTCAGCGTGCTTGTTGCAATTCTTTTTGCCATAATAAAATCCTCCTCTATTTAAATAAATCTTCAAAAGTTTTTGGTTTCTCTTCTTCCTCTTCTTGTTTTGGTTCTTTTGGCTCATCCGGTTCACTACTGAAAAAACGTTCTTTGTATTTTTTCCGCCATTCAGAGTCATTGTCTTTGTAACGTTGTTCCCAATTTTCACCGTCACCGTTTGCACGTGTTTCAAGATCTGTTAACGTGTCTGTAACATCTTCCAAAAAAGAAATTGTTTCATCATCTGTCTGATCGCCGACTCTAGTGCGAATCGTTTCTAAAATCTCTTCTCTTGTTTTTACTGCCATAATTTTATTCCTTTCTAAAAGTTATATCGAATCATCATCCATACAGGCATGCTTTTTTTTCTTTTAGATGGTGTACCACCACCGCCACCACCTGCACTATAAAATCTGTACATCAGCACAGCATTATTGAGCGCCTGTGATTCTGATAGATAATACTTAGGTTCTGTTTCCCATGTTGTAATACTTGAATCATTGGCGTGTTGCTGAATATAATCATACGCTTTATAGGCAAAATCAATTCTTTCTTGTAAGGCAGGAACTCCCGCACGTTCCCAACATGTCTCAAAAGCTTCAACCAACTGTGGGATGTTCGTGCTACTGCTAGTCAAGAACTCTTGCAAGGAAGTAATTCCTGCAAATTCACCTTGCCAGTCATTTTCTACAACTAAGTATTTCATTTGCCCGACAGGGTCTGTACGCTCATAACCATTCGCTTCTAGCCATGTGTATAACGCTTCACGCCTTGAACCATCCCACTGAAAAATACCGAATGCTGTTCCACCTTGTTGACCTAATGTTGGGTTAATATGCGACTCTCGCCAAGCATTTCCTACTAGTGCTGATACCACATAAAGGCTTGCACCATATCCAGTTGCACCACCATCACCATATCTGAATAATCTTGTAAAGCTCCGTTTATAGTTAGCATTTCCACTTGTATTACCTATACTTACTTGGTATTCTAATGGTGCATTATCCGTATGTGCCCCCATGAAAACACCTTTACCGTCACCACCTAAATAACACATTTCTGTATGTCCGCTTGTCCATCCAATGTCACCCGGTTTATATTCTCCGTGGGCATCTACTTCTGTAAACCCTAGTTTTAATAAACAGTTAATCATTGATGCTGTTGTAAAAGCGTTGTGATGTGGTGCATAACTAGGCGTTTCAAAGCCTCCTGCAACTAGTGCATAATTGATAAATGAAGAACAGTCATAATAAGTAATCCCACCGACTGTCTGTCTATTTCTATATGCTTGTGAATACCCAACATTTGGTGCGTTACAAGTTTGTATTGCCCACGAATAAGCTGTATCAATACTTGGCATTTATTTCTTACCTTTCTACGGTTTCATCAATCTTCCTTTTTTACCAAGAGAAACAAGTTTATCATTCTGTGGCGCTGACCCTTTATAGTTTGCAATACCGTTTTTACTTGCGATACGCTGTCTGTATGCAAAACTGGAATCTACACCGATTGATTTTAAACAATCCACAATAGAACAACTACTTGATTTGAATGGCGTAAAATATGTTTCACGTGAAACATTCATTGTAGGTTTTACAGTAGAAACATTTGTTTTACACCCAAGCGCAGATGCTATAGCCATAGCACACTTTGTTGAGTCCCAACGAGCAACATCATCTCTATCGTCTACAAAACAACATTCAATAAGAATTGCTTTTGCTCTTGTTTTTCTTAAAACGTACAAGCTTTTGTCGTATTTTACTGGTGCACCATGAAAACCAATACCTAGTGTATTTGCAATGCTCTCTGCAATTCTGTAGGCTGTACCATAGATTCTATCGTCATAACCATATACTTCAACTCCACCACATTTTCCGTCACCTACTCTGTCGTTTCTTGCACTGTTTAGGTGTATTGATATATCTAAGTCAACATTGTGCTCATTGCACTTGGAAACAATAGAAGATAAGTTTGCCCCTTGTGTAGTACTGTAGTCATCTGTACAGTCATATACTGTATCACCGTTCGCTCTTAACAGTTCGATTAGCTTATTTTTAACTGCTCTATCTTCTGTTACCTCGTCCAGTAAATCGCATACCCCTCTACACTTTAATGAATGCCCACCGTGTACGTTATATGTTGTCATTCTTGTCACCATCCAATCTATCGCATAACTTCTGTAGAACCAATGTGTTGTTGTTCAACGCTTCTGTTACACTATTCATTTCTTCTTTGTGCGCATCTTTTTCTTTCAGCGTATACCAAAACATAGCACCGCACATTACAATAGGGAAACCAAGTGTTGAAATTGCTGTAGTTACTGCATTAACATCCATAGCTTTAATCACCTGCCTTTCTTATTTAATTATAACATATTCACGAGTATTTGTCAATAATAGACGCTATGCTTATTAATAGACACTTGTATAAATAATAGACACTTGTATAAATAATAGACACTATGTCTATTAAAATACAGCGTGTTTAATAATTGACATTTTGTCTTATTTATGCTATAATATACAAGAGGTGATAAAATGAGTTATTATGACGGTACAAAACTATTAAGTTTATTAGACCTTAACAATAAAAGACCTGAGATTTATATGGTTACTAGTAACAGAACAGGCGGTAAAACTACTTATTTTGGTAAACTGGTTGTTAATAAATTTTTATCAAAAGGTGAAAAGTTTGGGTTACTATATAGATACGATTACGAGCTTAGTGGTGTATCTGAGAAGTTTTTTAAAGACATTAAAGAATTATTTTTTCCTGAATACGAAATGTCAAGTAAACCAATGATGCACGGGAAGTTTCATGAATTATTTTTGAACGGTGTTTCCTGCGGTTATGCCATGGCTCTTAACAATGCAGATGCCGTAAAGAAGAACTCACATATGTTTAGTGATATCAGCTGTCTTATTTTTGACGAATTTCAAAGTGAGACAAACAGATATTGTGCAAATGAAGTGAAAAAATTTATTTCAATTCACACCTCTATTGCGCGTGGTCAGGGGAAACAAGTTCGTTATGTTCCAGTTTACATGATGGCAAATCCTGTGTCATTGATTAACCCATATTATACAGCCATGAAGATTTCAAACAGGCTTAAATCTGACACGAAATTCTTAAGAGGTGATGGGTTTGTACTAGAACAGGGTTATAATGAATCTGCAAGTAAAGCTCAGACAGAAAGTGGCTTTAACCGTGCATTTATCACCGATGATTATGTTGCTTATTCCGCACAAGCCACTTACTTAAATGACAGTAATGCCTTTATTGAGAAACCTGTTGGAGAATGTAGCTATGTTGCTACACTTCGGTATCTTGGTAGAGACTACGCTATTAAAGAATATATGGACTTAGGTATTATTTATTGTGACGATAGAGCGGATAAGACATATCCGTATAGAATAAGTATTACAACAGACGATCACAACATAAACTATGTTATGTTAAAGAGCAATGACTTGTTCTTATCTAATATGAGGTACTTCTTTGAACGTGGCTGTTTTCGGTTTAAAGACTTACAATGCAAAGAAACTGTATTGCAAGCACTTAGTTATTAATGGTATCACCTATCGCTAGAAAGCGAAAAACGTAGAAGCAGGGCGCACGGGTGAAAAATACCGCTGTTTCTATGGTCGGGGTTGCTCCCTTGTCGTAACAGACTTTAGACCGTTTTCACCGATAGTCAATGATATAATAAAAAAAGGTACTTTGTTTCAACTGAAACATTGCACCTTTTTTGTTTTTATTTATCTAATTTTAATTCAACTTCTTTATTCAGTTCTTTTTCTTTCTTAAATTTTATGTATTTCTTTGCATCACGTGGTATATAAGGATAAGTTGGTATATAACACTTGTACTCATAAAATGGACAGTCAACACAACCTTGTGCATATCTACTTGTGCATGTTTCAATTAATTCTTTCACCGTTGTTTTCATCTATTTCTATCTCCTCATTTGTCAATAATGCTTTTGCCAGTTCGGGTGAATTGCCACATATACGGTAATATTTTTCTAATTCAAATGGATAATACCCGTCAATTTTAGCAATACATTCACCTTTATTATATTTACATATACTACAACAAGCACCATTATCAACGCAATTTTTTATAACGTCTTGCAATCTTATTTTCATATTTCAAACTCCTCATTCGTATATAATGCTTTTGCCTGTTCCGGATATCTTTCGCATAAATGTACAAAATCAATATACGCTGATGAAATAATACCACCGATAGTCATAGCACAGTCCATATTATTGTCATGTTCACATTTCCAACATTCTTTCCCATTACATTGATTAACAATATCTTGCAATCTAACTTTCATTTTATTACCTCATTTCATAACTTGTATTAACGAGTAACACTCCGCCCCTCATTCTCTTAGGTCTTAACTTGTCAGGTACTTTCAACCCTATTTTAAAATCTGATAAATCACGTTTAATAGGCTTATCACCTTTAAATAAGAACTGTTTTTCATCTTCTGTCCATTCTTTATGTGTTCCTGTTCTTGACTCTGTATAACCGTTTATATCTGCATTGCCTCGCATAGATAACACAAACAGGCTCTTGCACTTGTTTGGCATCCCTGCACACTTCACATCATAGAACGGCTCGTCTATTGGCTCTCTGTTTTCGTGCGTTACATGTTCAATATACGTTTTCTGTCTTGTAAATGTAGCAATATCCCAACATGACTCCAATGACCACGAGTTAAATTCTGTTGGATGCTCTCTTATACCTATGATTTCATCAGGCAGTAAGTCGCAATGTATAGAATCCGTATCCGCATAGATAAAACCTCTTTCGCTCACACCATGATAATTCTTCTGAGCTGCTCGGATAGTGAACTCTCTTGCGTATGATGTAATCGCAGAACCGCAAGGTATGTAGCCTGCTTTCTTGTTGTTCTCTTCCTGCCGTATAAAACCAAGTGATTCATCATCTTTCACGTATGCAATCTTGAATGAACTATCTTTAGACGAAGCCTGTTTTCCGTAAAGGTTATTAAGAAATAGCTTTGCAAGAGTGCGCTGTGCTCCCTTGCTTTTCTTCTTAATCTCTGCGTACTTGTTGATGTATTCGTCATAGATTCCTTTCATGGCATAAAACCATACACCGTCTATGATTTCAAAATCATATAAGTCATAGTGTTCTAGCATCAAATAATAATCTGTACACGTTACAACCATTTCTACTATAGCTTCATGCCTGTTGTTTCCACTATCATAATAGTATGGAAAATATTTATCGTGTTTCTTACTGTACACGTCACTTGTTTCTAGCATTTCTGTTCCACGATAGAGGGGTGATCCTTTTATCTGTATGAATGGAAGATACCCATGTTTCACGTGAAACCTTGTGCGGATACGTAGGAAAAAATATCTTGGTTCACCCTGTGGCGATTTCTTTAGTGCATCCTCATGAATAAAGTTTCCACTCCAATAGTGCGGTTTTCCTACTGGGTAGAAGTTTCCACTGTCGGAATGCATCATAGATGGATATAAGCTATTAACGTCTGCTGTTGTGCCTTTGTAGTATATTTTGTTTTCTTTTCCTCTTACAAGGTAACACCATCCACCACGATATGACTTACGAATATAATCACCAAAGGTTGGGTATTTTGTTATTCCTGTTTCTATCTTGTATATGTCGGGAAATAGTTGTGCATAATCTGTCTTGTCATATCCTTTTTTGAACTCTTCCAAACAGCATGAACCAATAGTAGATTTATCGTGTCCCTGTTCTAGCATGATTTCAAGCGCTTCTTTTACTACGAGAACATCATTTGCTATATACTCTCGTTCCTTTTCAGTAATCTCACACCCTGCATATCTGTAGCCAGTATATTCCATATCTAGCTTTTTGTGCTTCGTTGCGAATGATTTTCCAATCACTTCAACTGAAAATGGTAACAGCTTCAAAGAATCTCTAAATTCAAGTAACTTATTGTTTGGTAGTTTCTGTGTAATGGAATACCACATGCCCTTGTCAGATATACTGTATCGTACTTCGTTGGTTTGGATTTCTTTGTTCTTTTTCCATGAGTAAACACCGTTATCATTGATAAGCGCCTGAGGGTATTTCTTTTGTGCCAACAAATAGTCAAGGATGAATGCACCATCAAATTTTAGGTTATGAAAAAATGCTATGATGTTTGTGTCTAACGCACGAAAGTACGTAAACATATCCTCTATACGATGCAGGATTGTAACATTCTCGGTGAATAGTTCTACAATGGCAACCGCCCACACTTCTGTATGGTCTTGGTTATCGTATACAGTGGTTTCAAAATCACACATAAACATTCTTGTTGTGCGTTTACTATTCATATGTATTGTCCTCTATATCCCACGAATATAGTGATTCCTGTTCATTATTTAAAGAGTCTCGTTCTACAACAGATAATGTTCTACCGCTAATAATTTCTCCAATAGCTTCCAGTGAAGAAGCAACGTTTACGCCTTTTGAATCAGTTAAAACCACTTCCAAGTGTATCTTAATTACATCCCAATTATTCGCAAGACGCTCTCCTACAGCTATTTCACCATCTTTATTTATAGTACTATAATATAACGATAATAAAGCGGATTGTGCTTCTTCTGCCATTTCAATATTCGCTCTTTTTCTTTTATTTCCGTAGATTGTTTCGGTCGGAATTGGTGCTGTTATTCGTGCCAAAAAACCATCAACAAAATGCTGATTGGATATATCGCCTAATTGCGGTTGTTTTAAATGAACAGGGTTTTTTAAATCTTTTGTTGTTGGTTGTTTATCTGTTGACCAAAACTCTTGTGCAGATTGCTTATTACGCTTTCTTGTCCTTGCGCTACGCTTGGCACGATCAGAAGCAACTTCATGTTTGAGTTTCCCAACTGTCGAAATTTCCCCCGTTTCAGTTGAATAGGCTTCCTGTTTTGCAAGGTTCTTTATATCTGATTTTAACTGTCTCGTTATCTTTGCCAAGTCTCTTCCTTGGATGCCCCATTTACGCAATTGGTGTTCTGTTTGATAGACATTCGCACCACGCAATTCAATATTCTGTTTTCTTAATGCTGATATTTTTCGCTGATATTGCTTATAGTATAGACTATACTTTGATTTGCTCTTTTTCAATTTTATCACACCTCTCACATTTTTTAACAATAAAGGGTAGGCGAACTGCCCACCCTTTATATTTTAAGAAAGAAAAAATACTTTACTTATTTTACTGAATTTACATCGAGTCCGCAATCAACAAACGGTCTGCCCGCTTTTGTTTCTCCGCTACGTTTTACGATTGCGTACGGTTTACCATGCATCAGTTCATGAATTGACTTTAAGGAACTCTTAAAAGTTGCGGACTGTGTTGAATACACTTTACCATCTACTGTGATGATAGAAAGCAAGTCTGCTTCTGTTCCGTCTTTCTTTGTATCCTTGTACTCGAGGTAAGCATCTACTGGAATTGAAGTGCCGTCTAGTACATCCTTCATGGAAGTGATTCCTGCATCCATTGTCATAAGATACTGCTCTACCTCTGTTAACTCTCTGCTTGCATTTGTGATTGTAATTTTACTCATTGTTATTTTCTCCTTTTTCTTTTACTTATTCTTCTACTTCGTCTGTGTCTTCTTTTTTGCCTCTTGGCGGCAATACTTCTGCCATTTCGATAAACTTCTGTTCATCCATGCCATACAATGTCTCAATAACTTCTGTTGAAACTACTGATACTGGTTTAAATACTGCTGTCTCTACTTCTTTAGTGACAGCTTTCATAAGTTTTTTATCGTCAGTATAAACACCTGCGATTGTCACTTCATGATTTTCAACTACTGCTGTCTCTGTGTTTACACACATAACAACTACTTTAGTTGCTGAAATTGTACGTGTTACTTTTCTTGCTCTTGCCATTTTTACTTTCACCTCTTTTCTTTTTTACTTGTGCTTGCTAGACTGCTGAATGAACGGCTTCTTATGAAGCCAAATCAGATAAAAGGAATCGAACCTTTACACGTTACCACCGATTTTTTCGCCTGCTTGGGTGTCGGAATATCTGTTATTTTTGTGAGTGGACGGTGCTGTGAACACCGCCCCGTATGGTGTGGTATTTGCAAGTTGGATAATATTTATCTTCCTTACATTATTAAGTATATCAGATTACGATTGAAATGTCAAGTAGTTTTTAATAATTTTTTACTACTTTTAATTTTTTCAAATCAGATATTTTCCATGCATGCTCATCAGTGTATTTAATCATTGGAAAATAAATATTAAATTTAAAAATACTTGCTGAATCCTTGCCAACCCAAATACCACATTCCTCATATTTTTTCGGCTCAATGTCATACGCAAATAAATAGCCATCTTTATCCCTTGCTATATAGTTAAATCTATTAGGAATATAACGAAGAAATACAATATCGTTTTGCGTTATTACAATAGTTCCTTTATATTCTTGATTCGCCCATTCAACTAGAGAATCGACGCAATATTGTTTAATGTTATAAAATAAACAGTTATCACATTCAATATTAGTACAAGCTATAGGAACACGTGTTTCCTTATCAACAGCAATACTATCCCCATCACAAATTATATCTATTATTTCATTCTTAAATTTTTCTTTATTTTTCATAATTCTATTCTCCTTTTTTTACAATGTTTCACGTGAAACAATTTTAATAGTGTAACAATAAATGCTATTGGTAATTTATGGCGCCGGAACAAAAAAGTTTATTATAACAGCAACCCAATAAAATAAAGCAAGGAAAAAAGCTGTTAATGCTAAAACGGCAATAATTTCCTTTATTACAATTTTTATGATTCTTTTAATTTTTCTAATACCCATGAATAATACTCCTTTATTAATGATTTACTGATTGGCACATCTATGCGTTGGTCTTTGGTTATATACGCTATATAGTATTTACCGTTGTCATATGCGCTTTCTTTTAACTTGTAAATGAATGCATAATGTAAGTTGGTTATGTAGGTTGTGTTACACAATGACAAGGCTGTTCCATTTTCCTCTCTTATTATGTCTTTCATGTGTTCGTATTCTTCCACTGTTTTAGGCGTTACTAAGTTTGGGTGTTCATAAAGCGTTTCGCAGAAATGATCTTGGAAACGCCTGCGGACTTGTGCGTGTGTTATCCATTCTGGCATTATTCATCCCTCCTTTCTAATTCGTTGTATCTTTTAAGTGATTTATGCAGTTCACAAAAAGCTTTATCAAATACGCTATCTGTTCTGTAGTCAACATGATTGAAAAGAATGTCTTCAGCTTCTTTTAACACCTCAAGTTCTGATTGTGTTAATGAATTCATAAATTTCAACTTCACCCTTTCTTTTAGAATATCATTATTTACAGGTGCTAAACCATAAAACGCATTAAACATATGTGATTCTAAAGCACCACTTTCCAATAGGTTTCTTAAACCTTCTTCGGTCGTTTGTTTCATACTTTTTTCATCTCCTTTCCTTTACTGTAATTATATTATAGCATTGTACCTTAAAAATGTCAATAGGTTTAACTAAAATATATTTACGTATTTTAGAGTCGAGTTAGTTTAGACTAACTCAGTTCAAACTGTAAACGAAAA